GTTGATGTCTATGCTACCTACATACTCGTGTATGCCTTTCTTTGGAAATGCAACATAAGCACCAGCGGCCTGTGTGTCTTCATCACTATAGCGTTCCTTGCGATTGGGCACAACCATGCCACGCTCGTGTGCTTCGTTGATGATGGCCTGTTCTGTCACGGCCACAGCACCCATAGTGGTCTGTAGCAACACAGTGTTTTCATGTGCCAAGGTATTGGCCAAGTCCAGGAACTTTAGTTTCTTGTCCAGTTGTGCCAGACCGTTGACGTCCTGCCTATTATACTCAATAAACCGTTTGAAGTTTTGATTGTATAGTGCGTCTAATGTGCCTTCAAACTTGGTCTTGCCTTCAAGCCCTTCATATTCAAGTATGGCATCTAGGCTGTAGCTGTGACGCTCTTCGTAAGTGTATTTGCGATACAACTGCATATAGTCCATGTGTACGCGGCCGATCAAGTCATAGGTCTGACTCTCATTGCCAAAGCGTTCAAAGGTTCTGCTCTTGGGATGCTGATTCCACAAACAGAATCTACGTGTGTCATCTTTGCTGAGCACACGGGTCACACGATTTACGGTATAAGGAATATCATAGCCTTCACTATTCCAACCTGACAGTGCATCAGCATCTTCAATGATGTCCAGGAAGGTATTCAGCATGTCCTCTTCACGCTCAAACAACAAGGTATCTGAAAACTCTGCGCAGATCTCTTGTGCAGTTTCCCAAGTCATGTGCTTGGGCGGAACCACTAAAGTGATCAGCCTGTCCACCCATGCCAAATATACACTTATGGCTGTGATGGGATTGAACGGATCTTCGGGCCTACTAAATCCTCGCTCAGGGTCAAAGTCTACTTCAATGTCAAAAAACGCTACATTTAATTTAGGACCGTCTTGGCCTTTGTAGTTTTCTTCCAAGCAACGGAATATGGGATTGATGTCTGACTCATACAGTTGCTTGCCTGATTGTATACGGATCTCTTTGCGGAACTCTTTGTTGTTGCGAGTACTGAATCGGCTGACTGGCGTACCATAGATACTGGTGAACTTGCCTCTGGGATCATCGTAATAGAATATGTAGTTGGCTGCGTATTCTTGATAGCGACGTTCGCCATCTCTACGCTCAACCACATGTATGCGATCGTGTTCACGATCAAATAGTGCGTCAATATAACTCAATGCTTTCTCCAGTTATGGCTGGCTTGCCATGATTCATGTTGCTTACGGCAACGACTCGTCTCTCGTGAGATATTTATAATGTCTTGCCTACGGTGGTCAAGATTTGCTCAAGCAATTCGTGATCCTGTTGCTCGCGACCAAACTCACTCTTGTGCGCCAGGCGAATGGCTTTTTTGAGAACGTTGGGTTTGATTTCAAGTTCTTCTGCAACGGCCTTGATCGTGTCATTGAGTCCACCGGTCAAGGTTTCGATTTCATGCATAACCTGCATGCCTTCGTTGATAACCTGATTGAGTTTTTTGGTTTGGTCTGAGTTGAAGTTTTTGGTTGCCATGTGTTTCCCCTTTGATAAAATACTATTATAACAAAAAAAACTTTTAAGTCAACTGATAACCTGATTTATTTTTAAACACAACTGTTTTGGTATGATCTACAACGCTATCCAAATCTTGAGAACTAGGGCACTGGCGACAGACAGCATGCGGTTTTCCAAAATTTCGTATAAACTGCTCTAATTCTGAATCAGAACAAGAAGGTTCTAACCCAGGCGCAAGGTAAGGTTGCCATTGCTCCCAGTTGGGTCGATTGTAACGATCTAAAAGTTCTGGAGTAAGTCCAACTGTTCCACACTTGTAAAGTCGTCCATTGTACAGCAAGGGGCATCTTTTTTGCACACACAGATCAAAGGCCTTGTGCGGTGCATTGTCATGAGGTGCCATATTATCATATTCGTTGCGAAAGGTTTTCAAGAATGTTTTGGGTTGTGCAATTTGAAATCTAAACTGATTCGTAGTTAGCCAGCGGTCGATGCCAAACTCATGCACTGGTTGCCAGTCATAACTGTCGTGAATACGCTGAATGACTGCTGAAAGCTCGGCGGTAATTACGTGTTGGCTTATTTTTAATGTTGAATTACCTAGGGTGTGCAAAAGATCTACTATGTCCCAGTTCCGATCCAACAATAGTCCATTGGTAACAAATCTGATTTGAGTGTTGGGCATAAGTTCTCTAAATCCTGTTAGCCATTTGCGCACTTCGGGATTGATCAAAGGCTCACCACCCATGACACCTACTCCTTCTATAGAGACACGATTAATCCAGGGTTCCAGCCATTCACGTCCTTGTTGCCAGGTTGTATAGCCTTGATATTTGAGATCACTGAATGTAGTACATCCTTCGCAACTAAGGTTGCAGGTTCTGATTAACATAACTTCTAAAAATTCTAATTTCATAATTGACTCAATATGGTTTCTGTGGCCCGATTATTAATTGCCTCGGCTATGCTGAAAAACTCTCCACTCATAACATGATGTTTGTTATGCAAACATGCATCACGAGTTTGTTGATATAGATCCTGGGTCGTGTATTCAGCTAGATGTTTGATTACACCTAGCATGCCCTCCAGACGAGATAAATTTCTGGGATCTTTATCATATTTAAGATCCAGCCCATAATCAAATTTAAAACCCAATGAGGATAAAGTGTTATAAGTGTCAAATTGACCGTTATTGATAAAGGCAGTTTCGGTTAACAAACATTTCAGTGTTTTTTCTGTAATAAAAGGTCCGGGATTTATCCTTTTTTTACCTTTATAATTTGTATATGAATAATGAAAACTTTCATTGTTGATGTTCATGGCAGAATTTAAATAGGCTGGATTATGAAATTTATTGGAATCCAATATTGTAAACTGGTCAATCAAAATAGTTTTATCCTTGAAATTTTCTATAAAATATTTGGTATATTGATCAACAGTAACATTGTTGGAAGATTGCCAGTGATGCACATCTCTTTCTTCGATTGAGTGTAAAGATACCAGGCAATTTTCCAACCCAACATGTTGTGCCAAGGCTGCTAGTGCAACAATTTTGCTTTGTGTTGCTCGAGAACACAATGCACTGACTTTGTACTGTATATTTTTATCGATCTGGTCTCCGTACATTTTGCTCAGGGTTACCAATTGATAGTGCCATTCAATGGTAGGTACAAAATGCACATTTGGCAAATGATCAAATGCGCCATAATCTTTGTACAAGCAACAAAAAAATATAGGGGCCTCGACCAACTGGGCCTGTCGTTCAATCCACTCTACGTTTGGGCCTTCAGTTTTGACCACATAACCTGCATAGCCAGATGGTAAGTCTTTGTTATTGTAATCGCCCCAAACTACGCTGGCCCAAAAAATCCTGCGACCGATCAAAGGTCTTAGAAAATCCCAACCGTAGAAATTGGTAGTGTCGGAGATTTCTTCCCAGATCGTGGGTAGAAAGAAAATTGGTTGAGAATCTGAGCTCACTTTGGCCTTGATAGGTAGCGAATCTATTTATAGCCCGGCAGCAGCCGCCGACACATAACCCCAAGGGTCCTAAGGTGTGTTCTATTTGCGTGCAATGATCATGTAGCGTGTATATTCGGTTTCGGGATCGCGTAACTGCATGCGTCCATAATACAGCACTTGACTTACAGGAAACTTTTCCACTATGTCCTTGGTGCTGTGGAACTGCTGACCAGGATCGTTGTCTCTGGCCTGCATGACCACCAAAGTACCTTCGGGTATGTTCAAGAACCATGCTCGTCCTGCCATGTCGGTCAGGCTGGTATTGATCACAACTCCTGAGTCGCCCAGTTGACGATAATCCAACTTGTTGCTGTCCGCAAGCATGTACTCGACGTTGCGGGCATCTACTCGATCTAAGATTTTTTTACTAGTGCTTAAAAATTCTTTGTTTTTTTCTACCAGCACAATTTTATCAACGGTGATTCTTGGTTGCAGTTTCATGTACAAGGCCAAGTTGCCATACCACGAACCAAGGATGTATGCTGTAGAAAAGTCTTTTTGTATGTGTTCTAACTCCGTGAGCAACCAGACTTTGCTGGCTGTCAGGTCGCGTGTCATGCTACCAGCCAGGCTGTATCCGCTTGACTCATCAAGATTAAGCTGGTGCGTATGGAAGTCTTGGAGTATCACTGCCGTCGTCCTCGGGATATACTGGATATGGGTTCATTTGCCTGCCTTG